CAGACTTTCTATCTCAACGCCATACGCTGCATTTTTTGTAACATCCGTCAGCGTCAGCGCATTCAGTCCCAGTGTCAGACTGTCTTTTATAACCTGGAATGCCGGGCCAGCCACTCCATTCAGTTTCGGAGTAACCGTGGCACTGCCGGCGGTGAACACCAGCTCCAGCGTCTGCCAGTCGTTACCGTAATCGCCGAACTCCCCCAGCTTCGTGTTTCCGGCTTTCCTGTGATGCATCAGATTCACTCTGCCGTCAGTGGTCTGAGTGAAGTACGACATCAGGAACGGATTACCGGTACCCGTCATCGCCACACCATCAGGAACGGGAGCATCCGTATACAGATAAATCCCCAGCCCGAACTGATTGTTGGTCAGTGCGCCTGACAGGCGGAACTTACAGGTCAGTCTGCCGCCCTGTGTCAGCAGGGTAATTGCGTCATCCACCGGATGCGTCAGGGACCAGGTTTTATTGCTCTGCTTGGTGATCTTAAATACACCATCTGACAACTGAATTCCGCCATCCTTAATGCTCCAGCCCTGCGCAGCAGCCTCTCCGGCTGCCGGCAGCAGGGAGATTGTGCGAACGGACGTATCTGCAGACGGACCCGATGGCGTGTTGCCGCCGGGCGAGGGTTTGATTTCCGGTGCCTTACCACTGATGAAGGCTGAGGTGCGCCCGGCTGCGTTCAGAATAGCGGTTGCCAGACGATCCGGAATAATGCTCCTGCGCGCCCATGAACTGAAATGTGTCGGGCGGTTTGATGATACCTGGTTTCCATTCGTTCTCGATGCCGCACCGTAATATCCTGATGCCGGAATATCCGGATCTTCTGCCGGCGCGTTAGTGGCGGTATTGACGCCGTTACCGTCTGTCATGAAGGGCACAAAATAAACGCCCTCACTCTCCCTGTTTTTATACCCGCCGTACACGGTGTCGTACTGGGTAGCGTATGTATTTTTCCAGTAATACGTCGTGTCACCACAAATCCACGGCACATCTGCAGCACTGCCACCATGGCACTGCGCGTTAAACACGGAGAGGTCAGCACGAAACTGTGTCAGCATGGCTGTAAACAGCGCAGGTTGCTGTGCGTGGGTGGCGGCGCTCATGTCAAACTCTCCCTGCATCCAGCACACCGCCAGCAACACATTTTTCGGGTTCTTCTGTAATGCAGCTTTAGTGCGCGCAATCAGGTCCTGATATAACGGTTTACCCACACCCCAGCGTGCCGAATCCTGGCTGGCCCCCGTGTCCGCACTGAATGTCCCCTCAGCGCCCTGGGTGAATGCAGAACCACCACGACAGCATGGTACCAGCAGGATCCCCGCGTTATTCGGGATATACGGAAGCAGTTTTTTGGCAATATGTAAGCCCTGGCCGACACAGCCGTACTGCCCTTTGCTCAGGTCTGCCTTCGGATGATTCAGCGTACTCATATCCTGCACATCATGCAGGCAGTGGTCGGCCGGAATAATATCGTTATATCTGCAGGCAGCCCCACCCGGCGTAACTGTACTGCGGCGCGCCAGCTGTTTAATGCGCGGATCCGGAGCATCGTATGAATCCGGAAGCGGAAGCCCTTCCCCGTAAGCCATTGCATTGGACTGCCCGGCCAGTACGATGACGTAGTACCAATCCGGCTCAGTTGCACCACTGACCACCACATCACCTTCTGCTGCAATCGCCTGCATCAGGGTATAAGGGGTTATGGCCACCGGACTACCAAACGGCTGCCAGCCCTCTTTCAGTTTGTGTGTCAGCTTTTCCGCAAGGTCTGACGGCGACGCCGCCCTGACAACATCATAATGTTTAATCGACATCGAATTTCTCCCGTGTACAGGAACAGAGTTAAAAAGCCGGAACCGGAATCAAATCACAGGATGACCATCTGCCAGTGGCTGGTCGTAAAAAAAAGGCCGCGCCATGCGCAGCCGGAAATAAAGGGATAACGATGATAGTTTGAGAAAAACAGAAATAACACTTTTGTGGCAAAGCATGGTGCCGGGTGCCTCCCGGTGAATTCAGTACCAGCACCTGAATCCGCGATTATCCCATATACCTACTCGCTGATTGCCCCTCCGCACAGGGGGATTCACCATGCAGAAGTGTTTTTAATAAACAGCAAACAAAAAAATCAAGCATTATGCAGGCTGTTTCTTTTTATCACCGGCCACAGCAATACCACAATGCCGCAGACCAGCACCCCATCCGCCAGCACCGACATGATTCTGCTGGTGAAATCCACCATCACCACCAGAAACAGCAGGAGTGCAGCCACAGTCAGGCGCAGTTTTACCGTCACAGGTGATTCTCCAGACGAAGACCCAGAACACCGGCAATCTCTTCCAGCACCTTGCGCTCTTCCGGCTCAATTTCGCCGTCTGCCTCCGCAATGGCCACCGCCACATCCAGCACATCTTCCGCTTCACGCGTATCGTGTTTCACATCCTCGATCTCACGTAACGCCGCACGACGACCAATTTTAAAGTTCGTATCCAGCTGACCGATAATGGTTGCGCTAATCGCATTAATTTCTGACGTAAACGCGGACAGCGCAGGCTGATTACGCAGTACCTGTTCGATCTTCGCTTTCTAGGAAGCCTCACATTCACCATCTGCACAGGCCACCAGGTATGCGGCGTTAATCACCACCTGTGCCAGATCGCGTTTTTCAAACTTTTTAATTTCCGTTGCCGCTCTGCGGGCTTTTTTTACCAAAAATACCAAACATCGTGACGTTCCTTTGGGTGGGTGAGCCAACGCCCGGGAGCGATCTGCCCACAGAGAAAGTCACACTGACCACTCCGTAAGCTCACCCCCGAAAGGCTCTGTGGTTGATATGCACCGGGCGTGGCGCAGATACAAAAAAGGCCCGCCGAAGCGAGCCTGGAAAATAAGTGTGGCGCGTTGTAGTGGAGTCGAACCACTGACCGATTGCTTAGAAGGCAATTGCTCTGTCCGGCTGAGCTAACAACGCAGAATACCGATAATGGACCGCCATCGGGGACCCGCCCCCGCACCAACAACCCTGTTATGGTGTCGTCTGCTCTTCCTGATAAGCTAATGGCGGTATGTGATGGTGGCCCTTGCTGGATTTGAACCAGCGACCTGGCGATTATGAGTCGCTCGCTCTCACCACTGAGCTAAAGGGCCGGGACCAGAATAATAATGGTGCGAAATTAATTCTGCAATCTCATCCGTTTCAAACGATTAAATCCTGAACTTCCCTGACTGTCTGCTCAAAACGTTCAGTCTCCAGCTCAACGCCAATTGCACGACGCCCGAGCGCCAGTGCCGCTTTTACCGTTGAACCTGAGCCCATAAAAAAATCTGCAACCAGGTCACCCGGACGACTGCTTGCGCTGATTATCTGCTGCAGCATTTCTGCCGGTTTTTCGCACGGATGTTTCCCGGGATAGAACTGCACCGGTTTATGTGTCCACACATCCGTGTACGGCACCTGCGCCGTCACACCAAAATACCGCCGCAGATGCTTATATTCACTCTGCAGCTCCGCATACTGTCGGTTCAGAGAGGCATACGTATCCACCAGCTGGTGGTGGGGCTTTTCCAGTTCACCCCGCTGATGCTTCTCTTCTGCCACCCGGGCAAACAGTGCCTGTAATTTCAGATAATCGCTTTCGTTCGGCAGCTGCCACTGACCGGCACTGAACCAGTGCGACACCATGTTTTTCTTTCCTGTGGCATCTGCAATCTGTTTTGCCGTTATCCCCAGGACAGCGCGCGCATCACGAAAGTAAGCAATCAGCGGGGCCATCACATGCTGTTTCAGTGCCCTACCCTTCGCCTCATACCCGGCATCTTTCGGACGATACGGCCCCTGATAATGCTCTGCGAACAGAATGCGCTCTGTGGCGGGGAAATACGCCCGCAGGCTTTCCTTGTTGCACCCGTTCCAGCGTCCGGACGGCTTTGCCCAGATGATATGGTTCAGCACGTTAAACCGCTCACGCATCATGATTTCGGTGTCAGATGCCAGACGATGGCCACAGAACAGGTAAAGACTTCCGGCAGGTTTCAGCACCCGCCAGAACTGCGCAAGACACTGGTCCAGCCACTTCAGGTAATCTTCATCACCCGCCCACTGGTTATCCCAGCCCTCGGGTTTCACTTTGAAGTACGGCGGGTNTCTGTCATGAAGGGCACAAAATAAACGCCCTCACTCTCCCTGTTTTTATACCCGCCGTACACGGTGTCGTACTGGGTAGCGTATGTATTTTTCCAGTAATACGTCGTGTCACCACAAATCCACGGCACATCTGCAGCACTGCCACCATGGCACTGCGCGTTAAACACGGAGAGGTCAGCACGAAACTGTGTCAGCATGGCTGTAAACAGCGCAGGTTGCTGTGCGTGGGTGGCGGCGCTCATGTCAAACTCACCCTGCATCCAGCAGACGGCCAGCAGAACGTTTTTGGGATTTTTCTGCAATGCCGCTTTTGTGCGGGAAATCAGATCCTGATATAACGGCTTGCCCACCCCCCAGCGTGCCGAATCCTGACTGGCCCCCGTGGACTCGCTGAATGTCCCCTCCGCGCCCTGGGTAAATGCCGAACCACCACGACAGCATGGTACCAGCAGGATCCCCGCGTTATTCGGGATATACGGGAGCAGTTTTTTGGCAATATGTAAACCCTGACCGACACAGCCGTACTGCCCTTTGCTCAGGTCAGCCCTCGGATGATTCAGCGTACTCATATCCTGCACATCATGCAGACAGTGGTCAGCCGGAATAATATCGTTATATCTGCAGGCAGCCCCGCCCGGCGTCACTGTACTGCGGCGCGCCAGCTGTTTAATGAGCGGATCCGGAGCATCGTATGAATCCGGCAGCGGAAGCCCTTCACCGTAAGCCATGGCATTGGACTGCCCGGCCAGTACGATGACGTAGTACCAATCCGGCTCAGATGAAGGGCCGACCTGTGGCTCTCCTTCAATAGCCACCGCCTGCATCAGTGTGTACGGCGTAATGGCAACCGGTCCGCCGTATGGCTGCCAGCCCTCTTTCAGTTTGTGTGTCAGCTTTTCCGCAAGGTCTGACGGCGACGCCGCCCTGACAACATCGTAATGTTTAATCGACATCGAATTTCTCCCGTGTAGAGGAACAGTGTTAAAAAGCCGGAAGCGGAATCAAATCACAGGATGACCATCTGCCAGTGGCAGGTCATAAAAAAAAGGCTGCGCAATGCGCAGCCAGAACTCACAAGGAAAATGATAAAAGGAATAACACTAGTGATGTACGCATGGCGCCTCCCGCTAAGTTCTGCAATGATCAAACAGAACTCGCTACGTGCCCTTAAAACTCGATCATTTAGCCCCTCCAAGGAGGATTCACCATGCGGTTGATTTTTTAATAAACAGTAAACAAAAAAGTCAAGAATTATTCATTCTGTTCTTTCATCATCGGCCACAGCAATACCACAATGCCGCAGACCAGAGCGCCATCTGTCAGTACCAACATTATCCTGCTGGTGAAATCCATCATCACCATCACTAAAAGCAGGATCACAACAGCAAGCAGACACAGTTTATAAAACAATGTTCAGAAAACGCATTCAGCATGCCTAAGGTTCTATTCCTACGAATAGCCAACTTGCAACTTAAAATATTATTTATGCAGCCAATTAAATTCTGGTCCTTACAATATCAACCTGAAGATTCTTATCTTGTGCTGATTGATAAATGACAAACCTTTTACTACCTGCATTGAAAGAAGTAGACAAAACCAGACAATTATCATAACGAGCAAGAACATAATACCAACCATCATTATAATTAATCATTTCATATTCTTTCTTAAACTGTGGTTTGTAATATCCTGTCAGAAATGAAAAAAGCCAAAAATATGCCACAAAAGCAATCATCACAATCTCAAAAAAATGTTTTTTTATAAATGGCTTATCATAGAAGCATGATACTGATAAAAATCGCCCATAAGATCTTATCGAAATTGTAACCGCCAGCGCAATCGCTGCTGACAGTAGCAAAAGAGGTACCTGAATCTTCTGTCTCAATATAGAAAACTCAATAATTGCCGGCACAAACAATAATTCCACAGCAAAATAAAGGCGAAATACATTTAGCTCTTGCATAGAATGTTTTCTTTTCACTGCGAAAAAGAATACAACACCAATACCCCAACCGATAAGAAATATAGCAATGACAATAACTGCAAAAAATAAACTTCTGGCAACATCATCAACACCTGCACCTACAATCCACCATGGGAAGCCGTAGTAAAAAGAAGTACCCCATCCATAGAAATAAGCACTCCCCCATCCAAGGCATCCCATGTAGGCAATAAAAAGTGAAGAACTCCTGAGCAGCGCACCATCCTTCATAACCACCCCAATACAAGATGATAACATTGGCTTACAACTCATAACAAAAGCAATTCAATGCCGTCAAGAGGTTACAGGCTAAAAAAACTCTATTACATAGCAGCCAGCATGTTTACCGTACAAGTACAACTCAGGGCATAAAAAAAACCCACTCGGCAGCGGGTTTATACATTTTTTACAATATACCAAATTTGCATGAAGTATATGGCTTTTAATCCAGTTTTGCAATATTTTGCTGTAAAAATGCTGCCTTTTGTTTTGAACGTGTTCTCGTCACAAGCAATAAAGCATCACTATCAAGCTGTAGAAAAATGTGCTTCATTGCAACCCAGCGTTCAGTAAATGTCTCGGACCAGTTTTTTGTTGTCACTCCCACCAATGATGCCAGTGTCTGGTATTCATAGGCCTCACGCCCTGCAAGTTCGCTCTTCACATCCTGTGCAGCCAGCCAGATTAACGTCTTCAGGCGATCCAGTGTCTTACCTGCAATTTTTCTGTTACTTAACAAATCTTTAAACTCGCTCCATGCCCATTGCGTTATGGTGACCTGATGCCCCCATCGAACGCTTTCGCTGTAACACCAAAGCAACCATGCTTTCTGATGTTCATCGAGAGACAAAATCGCGCGGCGCCATGAAGAGGTTGAGAATTCAACCGGGCTGACCAAAGCAATGGATGAACCTTTTGCGTACGACTGCTTACCGGAAGTCGGCGTATTATCCAGCGTAATCATCTTGCCAGTTACCACATCCAGAATGCGCGGCTTCTTTCGTTTGTATGTACCAGTATCAAATTGTGCATGCTCCTGCCAGGCTTCGAGCTGGCCTTTCGTTGCTCCGTTCAAGTCAGCAGTAGCTGCCATAAGTTGCTCACGAACATACTGTAAATATTGGGTATTCATGCAGTAAATCCTTTCTATATTTTGGCATAATTCTTCAACATTCGGTAATCGTTCAAAACCGAATCGGGGAAACGACATAAGCACAGGAGCCCCCAGCGACAGCGAAGGAGTTCTGATATATAAGACTCAGACATCATTCATTCCCCGGTTCTCCAATATCTGTTTCACTCATCATCCATAACTACCTGTAATTGCCCCCCTTTTTTTGTAACAGTTCTTATATTGCTATATAGAATAGCCATTACTAATGCATTTAAATTTAATAAAATAAAAATCATAAAAAACATAAAACACCACGCAAACACACTTAATAAAAACACCGTTACATTAAAAGATAATAAAAACCGCAATAAAAAACGAATAAATCAATTGTCTCACGCAATTATAAAACATCATATTGATTACGCACCTTGTATTACAAACTCATGTATGTAAAATACGCGCACCATTCAAAAAAAAGGAAGACAATAACATATGAAAAAAAGTGTCATCGCTGGCGTCTTTATTGCTCTGTCATTTACCACGTGTTCAGCTATCGCGAACAGCCTTGCATTATCATTAGCAAATGATGATGCAGGGAAGTTTCAACCAATACTTAATGATATTTATGGCAATAAACATGAAAACAGAGATGATTACTCACAAGGCTTATTTCTGGGATATAGCCACGATATCTCAGACTCGAGCCAATTATCTCTCCATATTGCGCAAGATATTTACTCTCCATCAGGCAGTAATAAAAGACACAACACAGCTGTAACTGGAGACAGAGCTTTTAGTGCATACACTCACACTGGTATTGAATGGAACTCCCTTGCGAATGACTGGATTCGCTATCGATTAGGTACTGACATAGGTGTTGTTGGCCCCGACGCAGGCGGTCAGAAAGTACAAAATAAAGCTCATGAGATTATTGGGGCAGAAAAATATCATGCATGGGATGATCAAATAGAGAATCGCTACGGTTATACTGTAAAAGGGATGCTATCCATGACACCAAGTATGGATATTTTAGGTGCTAATGTTGGATTATACCCTGAAGTTTCTGCTGTTACTGGAAACTTATTTCAATATGTAGCATATGGCGCAACCATTGCCATTGGTAATGATAAAACCTTCAATTCGGATAATGGCTTTGGTCTGCTGGCTCCCCGTGGTTTAATGCATATGTCCGATACAAGCGGATTCAAATACAAGATTTTTGCAGGTATGGAAAGACGAGATGTCAATCGCAACTATACTCTCGAAGGAAAAACAATACAGACGAAACAAACAACAGTATCGCTAAACAAAACTGTTGATGAATATCAAGTTGGCGCAACAATTGGGTATGCACCTGTAGCCTTCACACTAGCATTTAATAAAGTAACATCAGAATTCAAGACAGGGGATGACTATTCATTTATAAATGGAGCAATCACCTTCTTTTTTTAACTGAATTGAATTCAATCAAAATAACATAAGTCCAACAAAAACATAAAGTGCGAAATGAATGCCAGCTCCATTTATTTCGCACTATAAAAGATTAAAAGTTGCAATAAAATAATAAAATGACTCAGTTACGAAAACCAATAAACTATGGCCAGTAGTGAGTCGCTCATCATCGGGCTTTTTGGCGAATGAAATTTAGCTACGCTTTCGAGTCTCATGCGCCTTCTCCCTGTACCTGAATCAATGTGAGGTTTCCGCAGAACACTGCGCCAGTATCGATATACATCTGGTTGGCAAATTTGAGTGGTTTCACTGCTGGCGTATGACCAAAGATGAACGTGTCCGCGCCTTTGATTTCTTTCACGATCCCGTCTTGTGAGTTGCTGATTCGTTCGCGGTTCCAGATTACCTGCTGATGATCAACTGGCTTTCCAAACTCGTATTTATCACAAGGATAATCGGCGTGGCAAATGACATATTTTTTATCTTTGCTCACCAGTTCGATGATTAACGGAAGTTCTTCTGCTTTATGGGCAAGAACTTTAGCCAGAGTCTCTTTGTCGTAATCGAGATTAAAGAACCAGCCACCGCCATTAAGCAGCCAGTGATTAACGTTTCCACGCTCTGATAAGCCATCAATCATCATTTGCTCATGGTTTCCACGCACAGCTCTGAACCAGGGGAATGTGATTAATTCCAGACATTCGACGTTCTCTGTACCGCGATCAACCAAATCGCCAACCGAGATGAGCAGGTCTTTTTTGGTGTCGAATCCAATCGTATCCAGTTTGTTCATCAGGTTCGTGTAGCATCCGTGCAGGTCGCCAGCTACCCAAATATTTCGGTATTTGCTGCCATCAATTCTTTCGTAGATATTCATGCAGCCTCACTTCTGCTGTTTCGCAGGTCTTTGAGTTTCTGTTGGTACTCTGCCTTGATCGCCTTGCACTCTTCGACAGTCCAGCGATGGCGGTTATGGTTTGATTCGATTTCGTCTACTGCTTCCTGCCCGATGCGGCTAATCAGTTCGACGC